TTAATCAAATATGCTCATAGCTTGATGTTTTTTATCAGTATATAAATGAGAGTACGTTTGAATTGTTTCTGTAATGTTAGAGTGCCTCATTAATTCCATTAATAAATACATATCTACACCATTATTAATTAAATAGCTAGCGTACGAGTGCCTTAAATGGTGTATTTTTAGATTCGGGAATACAGATTTAAAATGATACGAATAAGTAATGTATCTAATAGGTTCTAAACCCCCGAATATAAAATAGTTTTCGTCAAAATATTTATATCTTGTAGAAGATTCATTATACATGTTTTTAAGCATCTCTCTAATTAATTTTGGTACAGGTATTATCCCTTTAGAGGTTTCTCTTTTTAGATTATATTCAATTTTTCTATTACTTAAATTGATTTTCTTGTTTACGTCAATTTCGCCTTTTATTTTATCGTAATCTTTCCACTGCAAAGCTAAAGCTTCGCCTATTCTAAGACCAGAATAAAATAACAGTTTAGTTAGCTGACGAGAAGTATCGTTTGTGATTTGTTCTACTTTTTCATCAAATTCTTCACGAGTGATAAATTTAGCTTGTGGTTTTGTTCTGGGAATAGGAGTTACCGATAATGTGGGGTCGTATAAGAGTTTGTAATGCTTTTTGGCGTAATTGATAACTGCTTTAAAACCTGCCCACACAGATCGTGCATAGCCAACAGAAAGACCTGCATCGTTTAACAAATAATTCCTGAAAGCAGTACATTGCGTAGTAGTGATTTTGCCAATAGGGATATTTCCGAACCTTTCTTTTATGTGAGTATTATATTCTGTAGTTCGCTTTTCTATTGAGCGTGCAGAAAGATTTTCATTTTTTAAACGATCAAAAAATATATATTCAAAGGGTTGATTGTCCGAGTATCCATATTTAACATTTTGTATAAATTCGCTTTCGGCTAGTTTGGCATCTTTCTTACGTTCAAACCCACGCTTCATTTTTCGTTTGTTATTACCGTATACATCTTTATATCTAATGGAAAAATACCATTTACCTGTATTATCATCCTTATATACTGGCATTTTGCTTCTCCCTCCTCAAAATTGGCAAAAAATAATAAGGGTAGGCGGGCTACCCAAAATTTAGTACTAGGTACTAAATATGTTATAATAAAATAAAAAGTAGGTGATAAGATGACTCAATTTCTAGGGGCGCTTCTTCTTACAGGAGTTTTAGGTTACATACCATATAAATATCTAACAATGATAGGTTTAGTTAGTGAAAAAAACAAGATTATCAATACTCCTGTATTATTGATTTTTTCTATTGAAACATGTTTGATATGGTTTTATACTTTTATAATTTTTAATAATGTTGATTTAAAAAATTTGAGTTTACTTCAGTTGCTTACAGGTCTAAAAGCAAATATTTGGTTTCTAATTATTTTTGTTTTAACAGTGCTTGTATTTAATCCTTTAATTGTTAAATTCATTATCTGGTTAATTAATGAAACAAGAAAGTTTATGAATTTGGATTGTATAAGCTTATTAGACAAAAGAGACAAGTTGTTTAATAACAACGGTAAACCAGTATTTATAGTTATTAAAGACTTTGAAAACAGAATCATTGAAGAGGGTGAACTTAAAACCTATAATTCAGCTGGTAGCGATTTCGATTTACTAGAGGTTGAGCGACAAGATTTCAAAGTATCTGATTTACCGTCAAACGATGAATTGTATATTAAACATACACTTGTAGACCTTAAACAACAAATTAAATTGGATTTATATTTAATGAATGAATATTAATCTTTTTTCTTAGCTTTTTCTGATAAAGTGCTTTTTAAGTTTTCGCTGGCACCCGGCTTTTCAAAACTTTTGTTTATTGGGTTACTACGAGTAGCTTCTTGTTTTTTGTTTTTATCCGCCATAAAATTCTCACCACCATTCAACGTCTACACTTGTAGGCGTTTTTTGTTTAGTAAAATCATAATGAATCTTCTTTGGTTAACTTATCGCCATCTAATTTTTGTGAAATAAATTCCAAGTATTTACGCGCATTATGTGACGATAAATCTTTAGGTAACTCATAAGTGAATGGTTGATTACCACTAGTTAAAACTTCATATACTATAGTTTCTTTTTTTATTTTGCAATTAGTTATTTTCATTATAAACTTCCTTTCAAACACTGCTGAAATAGACGTCTTTTTGATTAAACTTTATATTCTACATGTATTCGTAATCCATAGTCTGATTCTTTAGTAACAATTTTCTCTTCTAAATAATCTAAAGTTTTATACTTACCACCGTTAATATATGCGTTACAAGAAACGGTGTCTTCTATATAATTGACTAACCTTGAAGCATACTCTCTAGGCACATATCCAACGTGAAATTCAGAGTATTCATTTGAAATCATAACTTTTATCGCGTTTTCATCATAAGGATTATCCGGTTCTTTTTGTAAGAATACACCAGGAATAACCTCGTAATCAGGAATTTCATACACCTTGTCTTCATAAAGCAATTCTTCTTTAAGTTCATTCCCTTTCAAATCACTATACAAGAAAAAGAAAGCGTCGTTAGTTTTCATTTTTTTGATAAGTTTCTTTAATTCTTTTCTACGACCCTCATAATTTAATCCTACGACGTCGAAAATTTCAACTTTAGTTTGTTCATCGTCATCATTAATAAGTAGATTATCATCTGGAATAATTGTTTCCCTATTCCTAGATAATTGCATATAAGTTTTTAAAATTGAGATAAATCCTGTTAAAGGAGAATTTGTTACGAAATAAAACGTTATTTTTCTATTATCGTTTAATGTTAAAGAAGCTTGGTTTTTCCAAATAGTAACAACAGTATTGTAATCTACCACGTCTGATAACGAAATTTTAAATATATAATCTTCTTCTTTCCTTATAAAACAAATTTCCTCATGTGAAATGAATATAGAACCAATTCTCCTCTTGTCTCCGTCGAATTTTATGTCACAACTGTCGCTGATTATTGGTTCAAAGTAACTGTATTGATCTGATAATATTTTTTCATCTTGCTTTCTAGGTTTCATTTTACTATCTCCTATAAAATTACTTTCCCTACTAACCTCACACTTTCATTTCTATAAAAGTGAAGGTCGCGGTATTCTTTGTTCAGTGAGACTAGAGTCAATCTATCATCTTCAACAAAAACTTTCTTAACGTAAGCTTCTTCTTCAATAATGAATATACCAATTTGGCCATTTTTTATATTATGAGTTTTCTCTACGAATATAATTTCACCGTCTTTAAACATAGGTTCCATAGAATCACCGTTTACTTTTAATGCTAAATCATGTGGTGGGATAGGTGCTTTAACCATTTCGGTAAACAATGTTTCACCGTGTAGACGTTCTCCTACACCAGCAGAGACACAACCATTGACGTTAACTGCAATTCTATCCTGTTTATATGAATTAATATCGACAATATTATCGCCTTTAGTATTCTGTTCATCTAATTGCTCGTTTGCATAGTTAAGCACATTTTTTTGTCTTGGAGGCGTGAGTTTACTGTATATGGAAGCGATGTCGTTATTTTCAATTTTTCTATTCTTAGAAATATCAAAACCCATAAGCCACGCTTCGTTAACGTTTAAAGCCTTTGCTAGTTCAAAGACTTTGTCTTGTTTCGCTTCATATTTTCCATTTAAATAATCGCTAATTGAGTTTCTGCCAATACCAGTCCTTCTTGATAGCTCTGATTGAGATATCTTCCGTTCAGACATAATTTGCTTTAATCTATCCTTAAAACTGTTCATATTTCTGAACACCTCCTAAGAATATAATACTACGTACAATGACGATTATCAATAATTTTTAACAAATGTTGTACAGAAAAATGTATTTTATGTGTTGACTTATTTAAACAAAGGTGTTTTAATTGATTTGTACAGAAAACCGAACAAGAAGGGAGGTGAGTTTATGATATACAATTTCGATTATAGTTTGCTGTACGAAAGAATGGCAGAGTATAGATATAGCCAAAGTTCTTTAGCAAACGCAATCCCTATTTCAAGGACATCTATTAATCACAAGTTGCAAGGAAAAAATTTATTCACACAATGGGAAATAAAACGAATCTGTGAATTATTAGAAATCCCACCAACAAAAGTAGGTAGATATTTTTTTGAACAAAATGTACATAAAACTGTACAAACATCTTAAAAGGAGGAACGAACAATGCAAGCATTACAAACATTTAATTTTAAAGAGCTACCAGTAAGAACAGTAGAAATTGAAAACGAACCTTATTTTGTAGGAAAAGATATTGCTGAGATTTTAGGATATGCAAGAGCAGACAATGCCATTAGAAATCATGTTGATAGCGAGGACAAGCTGACGCACCAATTTAGTGCATCAGGTCAAAACAGAAATATGATCATTATCAACGAATCAGGATTATACAGTCTAATCTTCGATGCTTCTAAACAAAGCAAAAGCGAAAAAATTAGAGAAACCGCTAGAAAATTCAAGCGCTGGGTAACATCAGATGTCCTACCAGCTATTCGCAAACACGGTATCTACGCAACAGACAATGTAATTGAACAAACATTAAAAGGTCCAGACTACATCATTACAGTGTTGACTGAGTATAAGAAAGAAAAAGAGCAAAACTTACTTTTACAACAAGAAATCGGAGAACTAAAACCCAAAGCAGACTATGTAGATGAAATCTTAAAGTCAACTGGCACATTAGCCACAACTCAAATCGCGGCAGACTACGGTATATCAGCACAAAAGTTAAACAAACTACTACACGAAGCTAGACTACAACGAAAAGTAAATAAACAGTGGGTGCTTTACTCAGAACACATGGGCAAGAGTTACACAGATTCAGACACTATAACAATTGTGCGTTCTGATGGCAGAGAAGACACAGTTTTACAAACTAGATGGACACAAAAAGGCAGATTGAAAATACATGAAATCATGACTGAATTCGGTTATGAAGCTAACGTAACTGCTTAACAGGAGGGCACAGCAAATGCAAGCTCAAAACAAAAAAGTCATCTATTACTACTATGACGAAGAAGGTAATAGACGACTATTATCAATTGGTAATTTAGATACCTATTTATTAGCAGATATCAAATCAAGATTTGGTTTATATAAAAAGGCAATCCCTGATTTAGATAATCTATACATTCAAATAGATGGTATCGAATTTAAATTATATTAAATTTTTGGAAATGCAAAGGAGCATAAACAAATGAACACGTTATACAAAATAACCCTCCTCATCACAATGGCAGTTGTGACGTGGAAGGTTTGGAAGATTGAACGAAATACGAGAAAGCCTGTAATCAATCGAAATGATTTTAGTAAAGAATCTACAGCAGAAACGATTGAGCGACACAGTGATCCTGATTCAGGAATAAAACTACTTAAGGCATTTTCTGACTTCACTAAAGAGAACCTTACCTAATTCTAAGAAGATGAAGTTTCGTTGGTACTCAAGTGATTCATGTAAAGCGGTAGAGTAAATCTTTTCACTGGAAACACCTTCATCAGCATTCTCTGTAAGTTTTTGAAGGTTCTTCTTGAAGTGTTCACTTTGACCACCGTATAGTTCATCAGCTTCATTAACAATTTTATAGTAAAGCTGTTCATATTCACTATATGACATATTATCCACCTCCTTTCACTAGGAGATAACTAAATTATACACAACACAAAAATAAAAAGGAGGAATAGATATGATAAAAAATAGTTTGCAAGCTAAAGAACTTGCGGTAATTTTATCTGTTTCAAAATCCAAAGCAGGACAAATAATAAGAGAACTGAATAAAGAGCTTGAAGATGAAGGATACATTGCGATACGAGGCAGAATACCAGTCCAATTAGCTAGGAAAAAATTCCCTTATCACGACTTATCAGACGAGAGAATAATGGAGGAGTTGAAAAAAGAAAATGAGTAACATTTATAAAAGCTATCTAGTAGCAGTATTATGCTTCATAGTCTTAGCAATTTGTTTAATGCCACTTTTGTACTTCACTACAGCATGGTCAATTGCAGGATTCGCAAGTATTGCAACTTTCATATTCTATAAAGAATACTTTTATGAAGAATAAAAAAACTGCTACTTGCGCCAACAAGTAACAGTGACAAACGATTAACAAAATTAATTCGTGTTCAATATAAAACGAAAAACGGAGGAAGTCAAGATGTATTACGAAATAGGCGAAATCATACGCAAAAATATTCATGTTAACGGATTCGATTTTAAGCTATTCATTTTAAAAGGTCATATGGGCATATCAATACAAGTTAAAGATATGAACAACGTACCAATTAAACATGCTTATGTCGTAGATGAGAATGACTTAGATATGGCATCAGAATTATTCAACCAAGCAATAGATGAATGGATTGAAGAGAACACAGACGAGCAGGACAGACTAATTAACTTAGTCATGAAATGGTAG